ATAGCAAATTTACAAATAGACGCAGGAACTACTTTTACGTCTGACGTAACCGTATATAATGATGACGGTACTGTAAAAGATTTAACCGGTTATACAACTGAAGCTAAAATGACTAGAGGATATGCCTCTACTAATGAAAGAGTATATTTTGATATTACTGTTTTTGAAGCAGATGGTATAATTAGAATAAATTTAACCCCTGATATAACTATTCAATTAGAAGAAGGCCGATGGGTATATGATGTTCAAATGACTGATACTTCTGATAGTACTGTAACAAGAGTGGTTGAAGGTATTATTACTGTATTTCCTTCTGTAAGCGGTATAGTTTAAGTTTCACAATAATATATTGCTTTATTATTTCCTTTTTTAATTTCTTTAAATCCATTTAGATTTAAATAATCGCCTATCTTAACCATATCACAACCTAATATATCATCAAATATAAAGACACATTCTTTTGCTTTTCTAAGTACAAAAAACTCTATTTCTTCCATAATACTTTTTGTGTCGTGTGGCCCATCAAAATGAACACAATCATATTTTGTTATTAATTTTTTAACTTCATTATATACAGGATAACCATCACCATATCTTTTAAAAAACTCAGTATCTTCTAAACAAACAAGATGAAATTCAGGATAATTTTTAGCAAAATTAATTAAAGTTTCTTTTTTCATATTATTATCGTAATTAAATTTTGTTTGTGGTACTTCATCTGAAGCAGCGTAAAATATATTACCATAAGGATCAATACCTAAATGAGTTAAAGATACTTGTGGATGATATTTTCTATAAGAATCTATAATTAGTTTACTTCCTAATCCAAGTCTTACACCAATTTCAACACTCACACCTGTAGGTTTCTTTAATAGTTGAACGGCCTCTTCTAAAAAATTATATTCATGGCTATCTCCAGATATTGTATCTATCGTTTTATCAACAACAACATCTGTTACTTTAAATGTCTTATTACCAATATGATCACACAATATAGTTGTATCAGCAAATATACCAAAACCTTTGGCCTTTGCTTTTCTACAAAAATCTACATCTTCTGATAATGTATGTCTGTGATCTAGTGCTGAATGATAAACATATTGAGGATAACCTATAGTTCTAAAAACTTCTGATTTAATTAATACACAACCCATACCACAGGCCGCTAATTCAACTAAAGGTGTATTTTTAATTTTTTCATAAGGTATATTTGTACAACCACCATTTTCATTATATTCATATACCTCTATAACGTGAACGTCCTCTTTTCTTTGTCTATAAATGCCTGAAACCATATCTTTATCGTGGGCTAATAATTTTTTAAGAGTATCTTTAGCAAATACAATATCACTATCTACTGAAAACAAATAATCATAATGAATTGCCCAATGAGCAATTAGATTTCTTATTTGATCTACTTGATATCCATAAAAATATTGAAAATCAACTTTATAACCAATAGGTGTTTCAAGGTCATAAATGGCCTTCATTGTTTGTGGTTCAATATACTTGTTTGTAGGTATTGCTATTAATATTTTTTTCATTGTTTTAGTATCCTATTTGCGTTTTTAGTTTGTTCTTCAGCATTTACTTTATAATCATTTAATGGACTTATATCATTATAATTATAAACAATATCTTGTACTACTTTAATTTTTTTAGGGTCGGCTTTTTCTATTAATGTATAAAATATAGAACCATCGCCACCTGCTTTGTACCAATTTCCTTTTTCGTCTTTAAAGTTGCCGTCATTAACATTATTTAATAAATGAGCTTTAAATGTTCTTAAATGAGTATATGGCATATTCCAATTAAATTTATATTCTCTATATTTCTTTTCTTTTTTAATTTGTTCTGGATAGTTTTGAGATATTAAAGGTATTCTATCTACCATTGAAAAACAAGAACCATAAGTAAACTCGGTTGTACCATCATACAGATTATTATAAAATTGAAATATTTGATTATCATTCACTAAAGAATCATCACCATCTAAGAACATTACTATATCATCCATTTCAGAATATTTAATAATGGCTTCTATTTGATTTCTAACGGCACCTTTGTTTTTTGTATTTTTAATTACTATTACTTTATCACTTTCATATCTTTTTGCTAAATTATAACCATTATCAGTAGAACAATCATCTATAATCACCATTAGATAATTTTCATAGTCTTGTGTAATAACTGATTGAATACATTTTTCAATACATGGGCCAGCATTATACATAGGTGTTACTATTAACATCTTTTGTTCAATTTTTCTAGGTATGTAATTTTCTTCATAATTACTAAATCTTCTACCAAATACTTTTTTAATTCTTGAATTAATATAACTAACTTCTTTATATTCTTCTTTAGGTAAATATTCTCCTAATTTTTTATAGATGTGTTGTTTCCATTGTAATGCTACACTATCCCAACCAATAATATCTTTTATGATATTACAGTAATACATTTTTTGTTGATGTAAATATCTATTTGCGTTGGCCTGAATAACCATATTAACAAAAATATCTTCTTGTTGTTTACTATTAATCCAAGGAAATAATCCATTTGGTTGTATGGCATATTCCATTAAATAACAAGCCTGTTCAACGGCCGTTTCTTCTAAAGCACCAAAACGAGTTGTTATTAATGGAGTATTATAAGCTAAAGATTCTAATGTAGAAATACCGAATGTTTCAGGAAAAGCACCAGGAAATAATTTGAAACTGGCCTTTGCCATAATATCTGCTATTTCAGATTGTTTTATGATTCCTGTAAACTCTACATCTAATTTTTTATATTTTTCATTGGCCACTATTTCACGCCATTTCTTTTCTTGGTCATCTGGTTCTGAATTTTCTTTAAACTTATAAAACCCACCAATTACTTTTAATTTGGCCTGAGGTATAGCAATCTTAATTCTTTCCCAAATATTTTCAACTAATGGAACCATTCCTTTAGTTACAGCGGCATTAAAAACATATAAAAAAGGATCCTTATCTCTTATATCTACATTATCTTTATATTTTACAATACCATTACGTGTCATAAAGATATGAGATTTTAAAACTTCAAAGTTTCTTTTTTTACCGTGATCACAATTAGCAACATAAGAAGTATGAAAATCTGAAAGCGTAAATATTTCGTTTATATCTCCGTGTATTAACATATCTTCTAGTAGATGATCGCCTTTAGCAAATGTATCGTGCATCCACATTGCTCTGAATTTTGAATTTGATTTTATTTTTGAATATCGTTGTGGTTTAAAACCAGAGAATTGATTATAAAGTTGTGGAGGTAAAAATGGTATTACTGTTCGAGATGATATAACAACATCAAAACTTAAATCATTTTTAAAATCTAAAAAAGAATGATCTATATACTTTACATTATCAAAGGTTCCTTCTTGTGAACCTTTATCTATACAGTTATTAAATACAGTTACATTAAAGTTCTTTTTAGCTAATTCACGAGCTAATAAAATAACGGCTGATTCAGAACCACCTAAACCTCTTTTATTAAGAGTATCACCGTCATAAGGTATACCTATAATGTCAATAATTGCAATCGAAATCATTTTAAAAAAACATCTATATAAAGTTAAGATTATTTATAAATATACTATAACACAATATACCAGTATTGTCAATATAACATTTAAGAGAGAGTTTAATTCTGTAGATTAAGTTATGGCAACTATTAAAGGTCCTACACAACAAGTCAAAGTAACTATACCATCAAGAGCGGCTGATGCTAAAGGTTATACAGGATCACAAGGATATACAGGATCACAAGGCCCAGCAGGTGGTTATACTGGTTCAGTTGGTTATTCCGGTTCTATAGGTTATACAGGTTCAACAGGAGCTGGTTATACAGGTTCTAAAGGTGAACAAGGTCCCGGTGGTGGTTATGCCGGCTCACAAGGTTTTACAGGTTCAAAAGGCTTTGATGGTTCAGTTGGTTATTCCGGTTCTATAGGTTATACAGGTTCAACAGGATCAGGATTTACCGGTTCAAAAGGTTTTGATGGATCAACAGGTTATTCCGGTTCTGTAGGATTTACCGGTTCAACAGGATCAGGATTTACCGGTTCAAAAGGTTTTGATGG